ATCATGCAATTCTCTTCCGGTATTTCCGTCGCGTCGTTTGCGACGATCCATGCGCGTGTCAAACGCATGGTGGACAAAGGCATATTGTGCAAGCGGGTAAACAAAAGTAACGAACGCTACAAGGTGCTTGAAGATGGCCCTGCGTTCGGCAAGTTCATAAACAAGTTGAGTGATGTTTAACAACCGAAGGAGTGACTAGAGTGAAGAAGAAGCAAACTAAAACGCAACGTATCAATGCGTTGCTTGCAGCAAGACCGGAACTGACGATAAAGGAAGTAGCCAAGAAGTTGGGAGTAACTCCGAATCTTGTGCATCAGGCCAGATGGAAGGCCAAGCAGAACTCTGAATTTGTAAACAAGGTGTTTACAAAAGCGGGGCTGAAGAAGCCGTCGAGGATCATTGATGCGGTGACAGAGATGAAGACCACGCTCGATGCGTTGGACAAGATCAAAGACAAACCCGATCCCGTCAATCATCCTGCACATTACAAGGCTGGCGGTGTTGAGACTATCGACTTCATCGAGGCGAAGGATTTGAACTACCGTCTTGGCAACGTGGTGAAGTACGTCACTCGTGCCGGTAGGAAAGCGACTGATCCTATTGAGGATTTGAAGAAGGCTCGTTGGTACTTGGATCGTGAAATTTCTGTACGGGAGAAAGCATAATGTCAATTATTCTTCAGCGTTCGTTGGCCGCGCTCAAGGCCGCAGGTGCTAAGTACGTCATCATCATGCCTGACGGTACGGTACATCAGCAGGGTGACTTGGAATTATCGGCAAAGAAGAAGCGTTCCAAACGGTTGTATCCACATGGGACGATCACCAAGCATTACATGCCGTACCTCAAGGACTTGAAACCGAATCAAACGGTCGAGATCCCGTTCGGGCAATTCTCACCACATGCTATCGTGAGCGGCGTTTCATCACGTGCCGTTGTCTTGTGGGGTAAGGGCAGTACTGTTACCGCGCAGGATAAAAACAAGAAGGTCGTTGAAGTACTGAGGGTATCGTAATGAACCCAATACAAATCGGTCGCCAAAGATTCAGCAACATCTTCTGGGGCATCGTAGATGAGCGGGTGGATGACTACCCGTACGAGGTCATTGAGAGGATCGTTGAGCAACAACAGAAGTTGCGGTCTGAAGCAGACTACAACACGGGCTCAGTTCCGTATGACGATGCAGTTGAGTTGTACAAACTGGCGAAGTTCTTTCAGCCGAAGGTCATTGCCGAGGTGGGTACGTTTATTGGTATATCCACCATGACTATGAATCTAGCTATGGAGCGTTTGGTAGATATCTATACGTGTGATCATTCCAACAACATTGATCTGGGCGTACCAAATATCTTCCAGTACCCCAAGAAGTCCTCGACAGATATGTTCAAAGACATGGCCGAGAAAAAGGTTGGTGTGGACTTGCTGTATCTGGATGGCCGGTTGCAGCAGGATGACTTCCAGCACTTCCCGAAGATCATCCATGACCAGACCATCTTTGTGTTCGACGACTTTGAAGGCATCGAGAAGGGTGTGGTCAACGCGATGATGTTGGAAGGTGCGAATCGTGTGTTGATCTACCCACGTGAGGGCAGAAAGACGGCGGTATCACTTCCGTTTACGTTGCTGCAATTTGTGCCGCAGGAGGCCACATGATCAGGTGGATACTGGGTTTCTTTAAACGTGCTGATGAGTTCCGCAAGAAAGAATGGGCACACGTGCCGCCCCCTGCATGGGGAGCAAAGCGTGGTGGGAGGGATTACTGGTGAGTGAAAAGAAAGGGCAGACCCTAGCGGATGCAGTAAAGTTTATCTTTGACAAGGGCTTGGCAGCGGCGGGTGAAAACAAGTATGACGAAGCCATCGGCATTCTTGAAAACATCAACCAGATTCACCCTGCTCTTGTCGCATCGGCACTTCAGACCGGGCGTTGTCACTGGGAGATGCACCGTTGGCAACCGGCGAGAAAGTATTTTGAGTTAGCACATCGTCTCGACCCGACCAACGACGATACGGCGTGGACTCTGGGTCTGCTCTCTCTTCAGATGGGTGACTTCAAGGCCGGGTGGGAAGGCTACGAGCGACGATGGGGTAGTCAGACATTTAAATCCCCACGTATCTCTACGATTCATCCGCAGTGGGAGCGTGGCCTTGACTTGAAGCGTCCGATTGTGTGGACGGAGCAGGGCATCGGTGATCAGATTCTCTACGCATCGCTCATCGAGGCGTTGGCGAAGGAGGTCGAGTCCGTTGTTGTTCTGGTTGATATGCGGTTGGCTCCGCTGATGCAGCGTGGCTGCAAGGCCGAGAACGTCACGTTCCTACCACACAATGCCAAGGTCAAGATGTCGGAGCATGATTCACACATCCCGATTGCAAGCCTTGGGAAATACTTTATTAACAGTGTGCGTGACATCGAGCCGACTCGCAGCGAAGGCTACATCAAGGCTGACCCGTATCGCGTGGATTTGCTGAGGAAAGAACTGAAGTTAGAAGGTAAGCGAGTGATTGGTCTGTCATGGGCAAGCACCGCACCCGCCATCGGTGACCACAAGTCTGTGGGACTGGAAGGGTTCAGGTCGTTGTTTGACATCCCTGACACCGTGTTCATCAATCTCCAGTATGGCAAGCCGCAGGATGAGGCGAAGGACTTTCATCCGAATCTGATCACGACGCACATCGACACCTTCTTGGACTTGGAGAACGTCGCTGCGCTCATGGAGTTATGCAACATAATTGTTTCTCCGTCGAATGCCAATGTACATCTGGCTGCTGCGATGGGTAAGCACGTTACGCTGCTCGATGCTAACAAGTTGTGGTACTGGAACAATCGTTCTGGATATCAAAGTATGTGGTATCCGTTTGTACGAATCTTTCAACGTGAGAACATGAACGCGCCGTGGGACTTACAGATTCGCCAAGTCAAGGAAGAGTTGGAAGCAGGTTTTGGTTTGAAGGAACGCACCTTTAACCGCTTTGCTTTCTTCCACGTGGGCGATGACATTTCTCAGCCACAGAAGATGGTGAAGTCTTTGCTGCGGCACAACCCTGATGCGTTCATCACGATGTATACGGACAAGACCACACCAGATGTGATGGGTATCACGCGCCGGGTAGAGAGTGAAGTTAATCGGGAAGAGTTGTGTTACCACCGAGTCAAGGCGTACGCGGAAAACTGGTCAAACATCCTGCCGGTGATGTACTTGGATACTGATATGTTGGTACAGGACAAGATCGTGGTAAAAGACTTGTTGGAGCCATACAAGCAAGTAGCGTTTCTGCGAAGAGACTTTCAGCGTGACGCGATCTTTAATGTTGACCAACGGGGAATCAACTTTTCTGAGTATGAAGGCAAGATGATTGACGAGGTGTATCCGTACATCTGTTGCACAGTCGTTGCTAAGAACCCGCAGGTATGGAAGGACTTACTGGCGATCTACGACACGCTCGATCCGAAGTTCCGCAAGTGGTATGGCGATCAAGAAGCGTTGCGTATCTATGCCGAGAAGTACCCCGAGCGGGTGAGCGAGATGAACGAGTCTGTGTATGGTTGTTTACCTGAACACAAGACTGACGATGCCAAGATACTGCACTTCAAGGGCGAGGCGCGGAAGAAGTTATTTGAGGTGGCGTGATGAAAATCTTTATCGGTTGGGACAGTCGTGAGGACATTGCATATCAGGTGTGCAAGGAGTCGTTGGCTAGGAACTCTTCCGAATGGCTCGACATCAAGCCGATCAAGCAGCATGAGATGCGTGAGCGTGGTTTGTATTGGCGGGAGCATGACCCTCTCTCCTCTACTGAGTTCTCGTTCACTCGTTTTCTCGTACCGTATCTTGCAGGATACGACGGGTGGGCATTGTTCATGGACTGTGACTTTCTCTGGCGAGGAGATGTGGCGGGAATCATGGACTACGCTGACCCGAGCGTTCCTGTCATGGTGGTGCAGCACAGGTACAAGCCGAAAGAGACAACCAAGATGGACGGTGCGGTACAACATCAATACCCGCGCAAGAATTGGTCGAGCCTGATGCTGTTCAACTGCGGCCACGAGAGCGTGAAGCATGGGCTGACATTGGAGCAGGTCAACATCGGTACAGGTATGTACCTGCATCAACTCAAGTGGGCAGGGACGCACATCGGTGCGCTGCCGATTGCATACAACTACTTGGAAGGATGGCATACGAAGAACGATTGCCCGAACCCCGTGGCTGTTCACTTCACACGAGGTGGCCCGTGGTTCAAGGACTGGATAGATACTGAATACGCTGAAGAATGGTTAGCAGTAGCGAAGGAGATGTGACATGACGAAAGTAGAAGCAGCGGTGAAGCCGCCGAAAGATGCAGAGTACGCCGAGTTGATCGTGGATAAGACCCACGTGAAGGCTGTGCCGAGCGAAACGGTATGGGCAAAGATTGGTGACAACGGTGGTCTTGAAGTCATCCGGTGGGACATCATCGAGATGTATGCCAAGCAGTATGACATCGACAACAAGAATCGTACGCAGTCGCACGTAATGTGCAAGTTACTAGTGTTGGTGCGAGATGAAACAAGGAAAGAAAACAAAAGATAAAGCGTACACAAAACCGTCGAGGTTTAACTTGGTGCTTTCGTTTGAGCAGTACAAAATCTTGATGGAGCGCAAGCGGAAGGCCAGAGAGAACCATGACAGGGTGCGGTACAAAGACCTAGAGAAAGAGTGGGGCATTAAACAGCACCACATGGCGTCAGCAGTTCACCGTGGGATAAAAGAATATGACTACAGAATCGAAGTCGAAAATGGTGATAGACAACGTATCCCCACCCGGATCATGGAAAGACGAGTTGAACGCCGCCCCTTGGGGGTATGGCCAGAGTCAGCAGTCGCTAGTCGAACGCTCTTTACAGAATATACGGAGAGCGGGACTGTTCGACGAGGCTACAGTCCTCTCGTTAGAGCTTCTTACTTTGAGGAATGAACTGGAGTATCTGCGAGGGCTAAAAGGATAGGGTAAAATTATGCCCCATGAAGATCACCTACGGGCAAGTTGATCCTTCAAACCGGGGGGTCAAGCGGCAGTTAAAAGTCTTGCAGAAGGCATGTCTGCCAGCCGATAGCCTTTACTTTCCAGAGGACGGGGTATGGTGGATGGCGCACCACAGGGCTACCCCCGTAGGATTTAGTTGTTTGTCGCCATCACAGCAAATGGAGGACGGTATATATCTGGGTCGTTGCGGTGTGCTGAGTGCCTACCGGGGGTACGGAATTCAGCGGCAGATGATCCGACTGCGAGTTCAGTGGGCAAGAAGGCATGGGTATAGATGGGCTGTGTCGGATACCACCGACAATATACCGAGTGCCAACAACCTGATCTCGTGTGGTTTCAGACTTTACACCCCCAAAGTTTTGTACTCGTTCGCACGAGCGTTGTACTGGAGGAAGAAACTTTGAGGGGGGTTCATGCCATTCAAGGACGAGGCCATCAGGAAGGCCAAGCAAAAGTTGTATTCAAGGAAGTGGTACGAAGGGAACAGACGAGAAGTTATAAAGAAAGCGAGGAAAGTTAGAGATAAAAGCAGAGCAGAGTGGACTGCGTACAAGGCGAAGCAACAATGTAGTCATTGTCGCAAAAAACATCCTGCGATTATTGACTTTCATCACGTGATCAAAGAAGGTAAGCGATCCGTTAACCGTTTAGCGTTAAAGCAAAACAATGTACTGGAAGCGATCAGAGAGGCGGAGGAGAAGTGCATCCCGCTTTGCTCCAACTGCCATCGGATACTGCACTGGCACGAGACAAGAAGAGCAATACACAAAAGGAGAAAGAAGAGTGGAGATTGAAGATGACATACTGGACTTGATACGTGCGATACCGAACGAGGTAAATGACGCATCAACAACCACAGAGATGAAGTTTTTGACGGTGGGTAGCGTGTTGTGGCAGTGCCACCACGAGATCAAATACTTACGGGCTGAAGTGGAGAGATTGAAGAATGGTAGTCGTCGTAAAAGAAAGAAGATGTACGGAGTGCAAACGTAAGTTCGCCACACCCGAGTCTTTCAGGGCACATAAATACAAGTTCGGCCAATGCCGATCCCCTGAAGCCCTAGCAATAGCCGGGTTCGTTGAAACCGGAAAAGGGTGGAAACAAATCAGAGTGCAAGAATGAATATCCTAACGATTGATTTTGAAACGTACTACGACAGGGAGTTCTCCTTGTCCAAGATGACCACGGAGGAATACATCCGTGATGATCGGTTTGAAGTTATTGGTGTAGCCGCTGCGTTAAATAACTCCACGCCGGAGTGGTTTAGTGGCACACATAAAGAAGTTGCAGATTGGTTAGCGAAGTTTGACTGGCCGAACCTTTTTGTCCTCGCGCACAACATGCAGTTTGACGGAGCAATTCTGTCGTGGCAGTTCGGCATCAAACCGAAAGGCTGGCTAGATACGCTTTGCATGGCGCGGGCTAAACATGGTGTGGATGCGGGCGGTAGCCTCAAAGCCCTCGCTGAAAGATATGAACTAGGAGTGAAGGGCAATGAAGTCGTTAGTGCGCTTGGCAAACGCCGTGTGGATTTTTCTGCTGAAGAACTTGGTCGCTATTCTGATTATTGTATTAATGATGTTCGCCTTACCTATGATCTTTTTAATCATCTTGGTATGGGGTTTCCTGCGCGAGAACTCAGGGTTATAGACCTGACGCTACGGATGTTCATCGAGCCGACGCTTGAACTGAACCTGCCGCTGCTTGAATCGCATCTAGAGTCGGTCAAGGAGAAGAAGGCTGCGCTACTGGCTGCGGCTGAGGCCGACCGCGAGTCGTTGATGAGCAACGACAAGTTCGCAGAGCTTCTGACCAACCTAGGTGTCGAGCCTCCTAAAAAGATCAGTGCACGTACTGGGAAGGAGGCTTGGGCGTTCGCAAAGACAGATGAGCAGTTCAAAGAACTTCTCTCCCACCCAGACCCCAGAATCCAGACGTTAGTGGGGGCTCGACTGGGTACGAAAACCACTCTTGAAGAGACGCGTACGCAGAGGTTTATAGACATTGCTTTGCGAGGAGCCTTGCCAGTACCCATCAAGTACTACGCTGCCCACACCGGACGATGGGGCGGGGATGACAAGATCAACCTCCAGAACCTACCCCGCGAGAGCAAACTGAAGTCGGCAATCTTGGCTCCGAAGGGCTACGTCATGATCGACTGTGACTCATCGCAGATCGAAGCCCGTACGGTGGCGTGGTTGGCGGGGCAGAACGACCTGCTTGATGCGTTTGAGAAGGGTGAGGATGTCTACAAGATCATGGCATCCACTATCTACAACAAGTCCGTGGACGACGTTACCAAGGGCGAACGCTTTGTTGGCAAGACCACGATTCTCGGGGCCGGGTATGGCATGGGTGCTGCCAAGTTCCAGATGCAGTTAAAGACGTTCGGAGTGGACGTTGAGTTAGAAGAGTGCAAGCGCGTCATTGATGTCTACCGAAGTACATACCCGTCCATCCCCGCACTTTGGCGACAAGGGCAGCGGTGCATCGAAGCGATTGTGACTAACAAGGCTTGCCAGTTCGGGGCGGTAGATGCTGTACTGTTTGATCCCCGCGAGTGCGGGTTCCTTTTACCTAGCGGCCTGTGGCAGCGGTATGAAGGCTTGAGGAAGGTAACGGACGCAGACGGCAAAGAGCAGTACGAGTATCACACCCGCAAAGGCGTCACTAAGATTTATGGTGGAAAGGTAGTTGAAAACATCTGCCAAGCCGTAGCAAGATGCGTAATCGCTGAACAGATGATACGTCTTTCAAAGAAGTACCGAGTTGTGCTGACCGTACATGACGCGATTGCCTGTATCGCTCCCGAGGCTGAGGCCGAAGAAGCACAGGCGTATGTTGAAGAGTGTATGCGATGGCGACCGGCGTGGGCTGCGACACTACCGCTCAACTGTGAGTCGGGTGTTGGTAAAAGTTACGGGGATTGCTGATGTCAGTACAGTACAGTTGGTCATACTCATCGTTGGACTTGTTCCTGCAATGTCCTCACAAGTACTACCGTCTCAAGGTCAAGAAGGATATCAAGGAGCCGGTGAGTGACCATCTGGTCTACGGGCTGGACGTACACAAAGCCGCCGAAGATTACATCAAGGAAGGCAAGCCGATACCCGAGAAGTTTGGATTCATCAGACCCCTACTGGACAAACTGAACGCCTACGAGGGCGAGAAGTTGTGCGAGTACCGGATGGGGCTGACCCGCAATCTGGAGCCATGTGGGTTTTTCGACAAGAAAGTCTGGTGGCGCGGCATAGCAGATTTAATTATCCTGAACGGTGACTCTGCAAAAATCGTTGATTACAAGACGGGTGGCTCATCTAAGTACGCAGACACCAAGCAGTTGGAAATCCTGTCGCTGGCGGTGTTCAAGCACTTCCCGCAGGTCAAGCGCGTGAAGGGTGGCCTACTGTTTGTAGTAGCCAACGATTTCGTCAAGGGCGACTTTGATGTGGAGAAGAGTGATATCTACTGGCAGCGGTGGCTGACCAATACCACTCAACTTGAGAAAGCGTTTGAAGTCGATGTATGGAATCCGCGCCCCAACTTCACGTGCAGGAAGTGGTGTCCGGTAAAAGACTGCACACATAACGGGAAGTAACTATGAAAATCAAACTGAGTGAATCTGGTACAGACAACCCGCTGTTCCATGACTACGAGTATGAGTACCCTCAACATAACCGTGGTGCAAACGGTGACGAACTGACAATCACGATTGAGAATGTATCCGGTAACTATATGTCAGTTGCAGCGTTTGTTGACGACGGTCCGCCTGTGTTTGCGATAAACCAAGACGTTAAAAAACTGACGTTTACTATTCACGGTGCAATCGAGCATTCGGCCTTTTTCGACATGCTGAAACTCATTCAGGAAGCCCACAAAGTTAAACAAGTTATTGGAGAGTAATATGGCACGTGACTACCGTCGTGAATACGACAACTACCAAGGCAAACCCGAACAACTGAAGAACCGCGCCAAGCGCAATGCGGCTCGTGCCAAGATGATGAAGGCCGGGCGCGTGCAGAAAGGCGACGGTAAAGATGTTGACCACAAGCAACCGCTCAGCAAGGGTGGCTCGACTAGCACCAGTAACTTAAAGGTTACTAGCGTTCATGCTAACCGCTCGTACAAGCGGCAGAAGGACAGGAAACCTGCCTGACATGCAGATAATCGATAACAAGGCTTTGTTGATCAGAGTGCGAGAACCGCAGCGCATTACCTCGGTAATACGTACTGCCAAGCAACTGAACGCGACCGATGTGCTGGTCAAGTGGGGCGTGGAAGAAGCGCAGATATTGAAGAACCTGCGGCTCAAGGACGTACCGTCTCCGATTATGCGAGATTACGCATGGCCGGGATTACAGAAGCCGTTCAAACACCAGTACACAACCGCATCGTTCCTGACGCTGCACCGTAGGGCGTTCTGCTTCAACGAGCAGGGCACAGGCAAGACCGCATCTGCTATCTGGGCAGCGGACTACCTGATGAAGCAGGGATTGATTCGGCGCGTACTGGTGCTATGCCCCCTGTCGATCATGCAGTCGGCATGGGAGAACGATCTCTTCAAGTTTGCCACTCACCGTACGTGCGCTATCGCACACAGTTACTCCAAGGATAAACGCATCAAGGCGGTGGAAGGCGATGCCGAGTTTGTGATCTGCAACTACGACGGGCTGGATATCGTCAAGGAAGCAGTGATCAAGGGCGGGTTTGACCTGATCATTATCGACGAAGCCAATGCGTACAAGAACGTATCGACGAAGCGATGGAAGATACTGAACAGCATCCTCACGCCAGCAACGTGGGTCTGGATGATGACGGGTACTCCCGCAGCGCAGTCTCCAACGGATGCCTACGGACTGGCGAAGATTATCAACCCCAACAACGTACCGAAGTTTTTTGGATCATTCCGTGACCGGGTGCTGATCAAGGTTAGCCAGTTCCGGTTTGTACCGCGCCCTCAGTCACAGCAAATTGTTCACGAAGTCTTGCAACCGGCGATTCGATTCACCAAGGACGAGTGTCTGGACTTGCCAGAGATGACGTATGTCATGCGTGACATACCGCTGACGACGCAGCAGAAAACCTACTACGAAGAGATTCGTAAACAGATGTTGACTATTGCTGCCGGTGAGGAGATCACGGCGGTCAACGCCGCAGCGAGCCTGAACAAGTTGCTCCAGTTGTCGTGTGGCGCGGTCTACTCGGATAGTGGAGAGATTGTTGCGTTTGATGCCAAGAACCGCATGAGTGCACTACTGGAGGTCATCGAGGAAGCCAGCCAGAAGGTAATCGTATTCGCTCCATATCGTCATGCGATTGAGATCATTGCGGAGGAATTACGTAATAACAACATTACGTGCGAGATTATCAATGGTGCGGTACCTGCAAGCAAACGCTCGGAATTGTTCAAGAAGTTTCAGGAAGATCCGAACCCACGTGTGCTTGTCATCCAGCCTCAAGCAGCGGCACACGGTGTCACGCTACACGCAGCCAACGTGGTTGTCTGGTGGGGTCCGATAACGTCTATTGAGACTTATTTGCAAGCGAACGCTCGTGTCCATCGTGCGGGGCAGCACCATCCCTGTACCGTCGTACACTTGCAAGGCTCTCCTGTTGAGAAGCGCATCTACAAGATGCTGTCACAGAAGTTGGATGTGCATACTAAGTTGATTGAGTTGTACAGAAATTTTGTTGAGGATGAGACTTGACAATGTAAAATAAGCCCAATAAATTAGACGACCTACAAGGAGAATACTATGAGTGCAATGAACGCAGAGAAACTTGCGGAAGTCTACGTTAAGATACGTAACGCCCGTAGAGAACTAGCCGAACAAGACGAGAAGTTGAAAGAGCAACTGAATGTCATTGCTGACCAGTTGCTCACGATCTGCAAAGATCAAGGCGCGTCAACTATTCGTACTCCCCACGGTACGATCTCGCGTCGTATAGATAAACACTACTGGACCAATGATTGGGATTCGTTCTTCAAGTTCCTCAAGGAGAATGAAGCCTTTGCATTGATGCAGCGTCGAATTAACAACTCCAATATGGAGCAGTTCCTTGAAGAGAACCCAAACCTTCACCCGCCGGGGTTACAGGCAGACATGAAACAGACCATTGTGATTACCAAACGCTAAGGAGCGCATATGAGCAACGAACTTGCTATGTTGAATACGGCTCTGCCAGATTACCTGCGGACCGCACAGATTGACGACACGACCAAAGCCCTCATGGGCGGTGGAAGCGGTGCTTCCTCTCGTCGCATCTCCATCAAAGGTGGTGTGTGGCGGCTCATGATTAACGGTAAGGAGGTCGCAACAAACGAAGATCGCCACATGAACGTGGTTATCGTCGCAGCCTCACCAAAAGTGTCCCGTACGTTCTACGCGCAGCAGTATCAGGAAGGTGGCGAGATCAGCGCACCGGATTGCTGGTCTGCCGATGGTGAAGTGCCCGATGTGAAGGCATCCTCGCCGCAGTCGAAGCGTTGCATTGACTGTCCTCAGAACGTCCAAGGCTCGGGACAGGGTAACAGTCGTGCTTGCCGATACAGCCAGCGTCTTGCCGTCGTTCTGGCGAACGATGTCGGTGGTGACGTATTCCAACTGACTCTTCCTGCTACGTCTATCTTTGGTGAAGGCGCGGCTGGTAAGTGGCCGTTGCAAGCGTACGCCAAGATGCTTGGCAGCAAGGGTATTCCGATCACTGCCGTCGTGACGGAAATGCGTTTTGATACGGGTAGCGCCACGCCGAAGATCAACTTCAAGCCAGTAAGTTTCTTGGATGCTGGACAGCATCAACTGGCTATCAACCAAGGCTCCACAGAAGCCGCCAAACGCGCCATCACTATGACGGTGGCCGAAGCGGATAACGTCAAGCCCAAGGCTATTGCTGCTCCAAAACCTGCTGCTCCTGTTGAAGTCGCTGCCGAACCAGTCGAAGCCGTTGCTGAGCCGGTCAAGCGTTCTTCCAAGAAGAATGAAGAGGCTGCTGAGAAGCCTGACCTCTCCAAGATTCTTGCTGAATGGGATGACTGATGGCTACGCATGGGTATTCAACGCTGACGCTACAGGCGATCAATGATGCCAATCCATTCTTGTTGGGTGTACAACTCGCCAAGATATGCGTGCGGCTCAACATCCCTGTTAAAGATGTTGCTGAATATCTGAAAGTCAGCCGACCAACTGTGTACTCATGGTTTATCGGCAGAAGCGAAGTATCAAAAAAGCATCAAGAGCAGGTTGAGAAGCTAATCAAAAAATTAGCTTAGCAGTTAGATGGGCTAGGTTCGCTACCGAAGAGGGTGTGCCGTCCACCCCTGCCCATTCTATTTTGACGGTTGAGGACGGCTATGATTTCACGTAAGGACTTTCTTGCCTTGGTTCTTCCGCCGCTGGAAGAAGGTGAGTCCTATTGTACTGTTGGCATCAAGGAAGATGGCGAGGACAAGGATGTCCGCCAACGCTTTGTCAGTAGCATCGATGAGATATCAGACCACGCAGATGAGTTTGTAGATAACCAGTACAACGCGTTTTTTGCTATGGCGAAGTACGGCCCTGAAGAGCGTCGTACCACCAAGAACGCTATTGCACTGAAGTCTTTCTACATCGATCTCGACTGCGGTACTGGTAAACCCTTTGCTGATCTGAACGAGGGACTCCTTGCACTACGTGCGTTCTGCAAGGTTACTGGACTGCCACGCCCGACCATTGTGAAGTCTGGTATGGGAGCGCACCTGTACTGGGTCTGTACGGAGGCCATGCCACGTGAGCAGTGGACGCAGTACGCCGAGCAGTTGAAGGCACTGTGCATACAGCACAAGTTTGACGTTGATCCGGTAGTGACGGGTGAGGCTGCGCGTATTCTGCGTATCCCCGAGACGTACCATGTGAAGGACCCGACCAATCCGATTCTGGTCGAGGTGCTTCACGTTGCTCCGCAACTATCATCTTCTGACGTTCACAAATTTCTTGAACCAAGTTTTGAAGTATTGGCTGCAACCAACAAGCAGCAGTACAAACGCCAACTGGATCCCGTCACGCTTGCGCTGATGGGCAACAAAGAAGCCAAGTTCAAAGACCTGCTGGTCATGTCCTTGGAAGGCAAAGGCTGCGCCCAGATCGCGCACATCTACAACGAGCAAGCCACACTCAGTTACGACATGTGGCGCGGTGGGTTGAGTATTGCCCAGAAGTGTTCCGACCGGGACAAGGCCATCCATATACTGTCCAAAGGACACCCCGAGTATTCCCCGGAAGCCACAGAGAAGATGGCTAACGGTACAAACGGCCCGTATACCTGTGAGCGGTTCCGTATCCTGAACCCTACGGGCTGCGAAGGATGCCCCCACAAGATCGCTACCCCCATCGCGCTGGCTGAACGGGTGGTGGAGGCTCCTGCCGATGCGGTTGTGACTGCGGTCGAGGAAGTGACCAAAGAGGTCAAGCAGTACCACATCCCGAAACTGCCGTTCCCATTCTTCCGTGGCAAGAACGGCGGGGTGTATTACAAGGTTCTCCGAAAGAAGAAGGACGATGATGACGGCGACGAGGAGACAGAAGAACTCCTGTACCCGTACGACTTCTACGTTGTGAAGCGCATGGTTGATCCCGACCTTCTCGACACCATTTTATGCCGTCTGCATACGCCGAAGGATGGAGTGCGTGACTTCATCATGCCTAACACCACGGTCGTATCGAAAGACAAGTTTATGGCTGCGATAGCCCCGCAAGGGCTGGTCATGTTGGGCAAGAAGCAGGACATGATGATGCAGTACGTCAAGGCTTGGATTGATGAACTCATGAAGGAAAAAGCAGAAAAGGCACACCGACAGTTTGGTTGGACTGAGGATGACTCCTCAGTGATTATTGGTGAGCGTGAGATCAAGGCTACAGAAGTCCTGTACAGCCCTCCGTCTGCGCCGACCCTGCCGAATATTCACTACTTCCAGCCGAAGGGTGACTTCCAAGTATGGAAGGACATCATCAACCACTACGGCAAGCCGGGTATGGAGAACAGGGCGTTCGCCTTCTTCTTGGGGTTCGGCATACCGCTCATGCGTTTCACGGCATTGGACGGGTTCCTAGTCAACCTGATGAGCCGTAACTCAGGTTCGGGAAAGACCACGATCCTCCATGCGATCAACAGTATCTACGGGCGTCCAAAGGAACTGACTCTGGCTCCGAAGGATACCTACAACGTCCGTATGAACCGCCTTGGTGTGATGCAGAACCTCGCTGTGACGATGGACGAGATAACGAACATGCCAGCCGAGGACATGTCGAACCAAGTCTATGACGTGACCTCTGGACGCGCCAAGCACCGCCTGAAGCAGCACGATAACGTCGAGCGCAACAACAACACGAAGTTCCAGACTGGTGTTATCTCGTCCTCCAACCGCTCTGTCATGGACGTATTGCTCTCCATCAAGGGTTTTCCAGACGGCGAGTTGAAGCGCGTGTTGGAAATTATCGTCGAGCAGGAAGAGGATGCCGACGCTACATGGTCCCGTGAACACTTTGAACGCTTGATGGAGAATTACGGACACGCAGCGGAGCCGTACTTCCAAGCAGTTATTGCCCAACTTCCAGCGGTCAAGGAGTTACTGAACAAGACCCGAGACAAGGTGGACATTGCTGCCGGTATCCGTCCGTCAGAACGGTTCTGGAGTTTGATCGTTGCCCTCTCGATTACGGGTGGGTTGGTCTCCAAGAAACTTGGACTCCACGATATCCCAGTACAGCCCGTCTTTGACTACGGCATTCGCCTGATCAAGGAAACGCGCATCAAGAGCCGTGAATACATGTTCGACGGTGATGAGTTCTTGGGCGAGTTCTTCCGTTATCACTTCAACGAAGTACTGGTTATCAACGCCAAAGTAGACAAGCGTACGGGGCTGGAACAGGGGCCGATCAAGGAACCTCGCAACGCGCTGACGATGCGGTATGAGCCAGATACAAAGATGTTGTACGTGTCCGCAACTGCCTACCGTGCCGAGTGCAACAAGCGGTCGATGAACTTTGAAGAAACCCTGAAACCCTACATCAAGTGCAAGTCCCTCATAGTCCATCCGGGCGGGCTGACAACCAAACGCAAAAAGATGTTCGTGGGAACTACCGCCAGTAACACGGCGGCTACCACCTGCTTGTGGTTCGATACAACCAAACTGGACTTCTTCAACGAAGACGTACTGATCAACGCAGTCCCCGATGAAGATCTACAACCTGCCAGTTCTGGTTGAATGGAACAAGTTTCAGCCCGGTAGTTCCTTCTTCATACCGTGCCTTGACCGCAAGGAGATGGAGAAACAGGTTCTCAAGGAAGCGAAACGGCTAGACGTTAACGTGATGTGTAAACATGTTATAGAGAATAACATGTATGGATTGCGGGTTTGGCGTGTGGCTCCTACAATGCCCACGCACTCTAGTTCTCCTGTTTAGGAGTTGACCCCTGCTTCGGCAGGGGTCCTTTTTACTCTTCCAGTCCCAACTCGTCGGCAATCCTATTGGCAAGTTTCTTGTCTACGGTGATGCCGTACACGGACTGAGCAATACTCTTCTGCCGACGCTGGATCGCACCCATCAGGGTTTCCGAAGTGATGGCACGTTCTGGGAACGTAGCACTGAACGCCTGTGCTTCCTCAACCGCTTCTTGGAACCCTTCATAGTCCCCGCTGAGTCGGGCCACAGCAGCACGAGCGATGATGGCGTTACGTCGCTCCAGTATTTCGCGCTGCATACGGGTAGTGGCTCCCGCAATATCACCTGCTTCGGCAACGTCGCTCGGACGGAAACCGAATATCTGCATGAAGACGTTGTAGGCATCCACATCGTCAACCAGAGGCTTACCGGAGGCAGTTACCGCGCCTTCCTCTGCATACCGCATACCCTTGAGGATGTTGCCGATTACCTTCGGGCTGAGTTGCTCAAAGCCACGCTGGTACTCACCCGCGCTGAAACTGTCGATGACACCGTTTGGTTTGAACCAGCCGTTAGCGTACGAGTACGCAGGACCGAGGAACTGTTCCATCGCATAAGTTATAGGACCGACCTCAGCCATACGCTTGGGGTCTTCGCGCCAGAGCATACCCGTCCAACCCGTACGGCTGGCAAAGTCCACACCGAGCAAGTAGTTGGCTGGACCCTTGTAGTTGAACAGACCAATCGCATCGCGCAGTTCAAAGTCAGGGTTGTACGGCTCGTCATCGTCACCCAGCGCACCGTTCAGTACCGAAGCCAGTACGCTCAACGCACCAACAACCGGCATACCCTGCACGCCAGCAAAGAGGTAGGCAGTACCGAAGTAAGCCAGTATCTCCCTGCGTGCAGCCTTGCGAACCTCTGGAGTCTCGCCCTTCGTAGCCTCCCGGTAAGCGTTCAACAACAGGTTGATACGGATCAGGGCGAACTTCTTGAAGGTCAACGCAGTACGGGCAAACCCGTTACCCATGATGGGTGGCGCTGCTTTTGGGAAAGACGATCCATATACGTCGTACACAGCGCGTTGCGCTTCATCAAAAGCGTTTTGGTCAAATACGTTTTCAGGAGTCTTCTTACTAAGCTGGTACGCGGCCATGAATGCCACGTTTCTGTTGAACATATCCGACTTGGCAAATGCCCAACTGCTAGCACGCTCGACACCGGCTTTGATGCGGTCGTACTTGGAACCTACGTTCTTGAACTCAGCGATATCCCGAAGCTGCTGCTCACGGAGTACACCGGAATCAAGCCCACGTTGCAGAAGTTCCTGCATTTCCTTGGACTTCTTCTTGCTGAAGTACGCAGTCGAAGCGTTCTGGATAGCATTAAACGCCTTGCCCCAACCGTGTTTACCAGCCAAGCGGCTGTACGTAATCGTCGGGATATCGACGAGGTTGATGATGGCCGTGGAGATGTTGGCACCGAGATACATCTGGAAGCTGAAGTAACTCAGCTTCGCCGCAAGGCTGTTCAGTTTGGGATCGCGGATGAATTCCATCTGCTTGCCGACTGTATCTAGCAAGTCATCAACAACGTTCGTATCCAACGCTCCGCTGCTTCGGGCGTTCTCCAAGTCTTCAGTGATCTTGTCCTGCGCCGCACGGAACTTGGGGGTATACGTTAAATTGGTCAGACGCCGAGCGTAGCTACTACCGACGTTTGCATACGCATCCAGCATGTCCTTGGAGTAACCCTCAGTACCCTTTCTCTGTCGGGCAAACTGAAGTGTGGACTGCGCCGGGAGTAGATCCAGATACGTGTTAACGATGGACGTAATAACTTCTGGGTCTACCTTCTGCTCGGTCAACTGCCCAACGATCTTGCCAAAGAACCCGCTCGGCGGGATTGCATCGGCTTCCCTCGTACCGACACGACTAGGCATGATATACGTAGCCCCGTTGCGACGGGCTTCCGCTTCGGCTCTGTTGCGCTGACCAAGAGTCTCAAACTGGAGCGATACGGTATCGCCGTTGCTGTCCACGTACTTCAACTTGAAGTCGCCCTTGCGGAAGAGCGGGAAGTACACAGGCAGACGCTTTTCGTTGAACTGACTGATCAGTTTCTGCCATTCAGTCGGAGCAAGATATTGCTTCAGTACGTTCTCGATACCAAGCGCATAGTCTAGGTACGCCAGACGAAGGCCCTTGTAGACCTCTTCCAGTTGGGGGTCTTTCCGCACCAAAGACTGATACTGTTGGTACAGCGGGTGTGACTTGTCGGCTGTCCAGTTGATGCCGCGCTTGTCGTCCTTGAGGTCCAGAACCTCGACACCAAACTTTTCGACTACCTTTCCGTTCTTGGTAGTGCGCTGCATCTTGGTCGTGGTGGTAGCCATGAACGTATCAAAAATACGGTCACGCTCGGCAGGACTGTATTTGGAAAGAATCTTCTCCCACTTCTGGTAGTTCTCCATGATGAGGTCCTCCTGTTTGCGGAGGAACGCACCTTCGGAGTTCAACTCATTCCAAAGCTGTCCAAAGCCCTTTGTGTGCTTGCCGTACATGCGGTCAAAGTCATGGGCAGTCAGCGTGCTGTACAAAGCCCGACGCATTGCAGGTGTGGCGTTAGACGCAGCATCCGTAGCGGCTTGGAAGGTCTCGCTGGTCGGCTTCGGTAACTTCGACGGGATGCTGGTAATGCCTCTGAGGAAGGCACGGTCGTTCTTCTGTTGCTCCGCAGGCGACATGGAGTACCGCGCTGCTGCATCAAACGGATCAACCAATTTACCGGAAACACTATCGGTTCTACGACGTTCCGCAATCCAAGAGTCAGCAGACCCCGGACCCATATCGTCAAGGAACTTTTTAACTGCCTTGGCAGGTACGAATCTGTTGCCAGTGAGTGCAGCGACAAGCTCGCGCAGTTTCCTAGCGACATCAGCAAAGAACTTTTCAACAATGCCGACAGGCTTTTCGCTGGTCGTCACCCACTTGGAAGTGTTGTCAGCAAACCACTCGCTGAACGAACGCCAGTACGAGTCCCTGAGTTTGGTGTCAGCAGTCATGCCAGAGGCTTGCGCTTCGGCGGTCTCACGGTTGCGTAGCGCACGAACAAGATCGGCACCCTGCTTACCCTTGGTGTCTTTCAACCACTGGTCGTACTCAGCACGGATAGCGTTCTTAACTTCTGGTGAAGCCTTGTTATAAGCAACACGCTCAATCAAATGTCCGAGTTCGTGACTAATTACCTCTAGGGTACGGGTCTCCGACATTCCCGGTTTGAATGAGATATAAAAGTCTTTGAGGTTCTCACCGTACGGACGGATAGACCCTTCTTCGCCGGGGTCTGTACCAGCAGACATGGCCGACGAGTAGTACCCGTACAGTTTGTATTTGTCCCGCTGGGTACGTGCGTCTTCTGGGGTCAGCAAGAAAACCCGAACATCACCAAGCCCCATAGAACCCATGAGGTTGGACAAGAACTTACCGTAATTTGGATTTACGCTGTCAGACGTTACTACGTTAGACGTAGCCCCAGTAAACGGACCGTCAGGGTTCTGGGCAAACTTTGCCGCATCTTCAGCAACAATACGTTTTTTGGCTTCGACCAGTCGCTGCTTTTGTTCAGGGGCAAACAGAGTTCCACTGAAAGCGTCGATATCAACCAGCGTACGATTGCCAGTCTTTTTATCAACGGCCATGTATACAGGCTGACCGGACAGAACACTATGCCCACGCAGTAGCGCAGCATCCGGATCGGAGTAGACAACCTCACCAGCAACGTCACGCTCAAACTTGGTAGCCCATTCTGGATGGGGTGACGGGGCCTGTTGGAACTTCAACCCAACGTCTTTCTCGCGCTTCGGCTTCGCTGTGCCCTCCAGCATGGCAGTGACACGCGCAAAGTTCGGTACGGGCTTCTTCAGTTCATCCGTAACAGCAAGATAGGTCTTTTCGTTGATCTCGTCGGCATCAAACGCATCAATAGCCCGAGTACGCAGGGCAGTCCTACGCTGGATGGTTTCATCAATAGCAGCACGAGCAGTACGCTGTTCAGCCGCACGACGGATCAAAGTCATCCGGTCTACAGGCGGGGCAGTAGTCGTTTCTAGTGGAGTGACGCTCGGTTCTTCTCCAACATTAGTTGGTGCAGGAGTTGTGCTAACGCCACCCAGTCCTGATTCTCCAGTTCCAACAGTGCTTGTTGTTCCGGCTCCTTGTGGTGGTACAGACACGCGAGGGCCTCTTCGACCTCTGGTAGCTGTAGCTTTTGGACTACTTCGTACATTTTCGACCCCCGCAGGAGTAAGTTCCCATTCGTTCGCCTTCTTGTTGAAAGCAATCGCGCCTTCCTTCTTGAGGTCGCCAATAGTCTTTTGCAACTCCATCGGGCGCAGTTGGGTCGCAAACCGCAAATTCGGTATGTTCTTCTTGTCTTCGGTAATCGCCATAGCCCGCAACACACGGTCACGTGGGGCCAAGCGTTCCATCGGGATACCGGGTAGATCAAAACCCATTTGCTCGGCAGGAAGTTCCGTTTCAGGAGCCTCATACACAAACTGGTTGGGTTTGATATCTCCTTTCCTATCCAGTTTTATACCGAGTTCTCTGGCCGTTTCTTTGTATGGGCGAGAACGTGGACGTATATCGGTCTCTAACCCTTCTGCCTCCTGCTTCACGCGCAGGGCATCAGCCACCGCTTCACCAGCAGGTTTATACAAACTTGGAGGAGCTTCTGTAGCAGGAGCTAATAAACGGGGCGGAGCCTCACCACCTTCCAGCGGCAAACCCATTTGCTCCATCGGCAAACTACGCAAGTACCGCATGTCATCTTTGGCGGCAGCGGCAGCATCTTCTTCAAGCACGGCCCTACGAAGGGCTTCATCAGAGCCTTCCAAAAACTGCTTCTCACGCTGATCCCGCATACGGTTAGCAATGGCTTCTGCCTCGCCAAGACCCAGAGCGCGGAATTGAGAACTGAGTCGGGCACCTTCTTCGGCCTCAGCCTCAGTCATCGGGACTACGTTACCCTCTCTATCAACCTTGTACCCAGCAGTGCGCGGGGCAGGGAGGGCTTTAATTTCTTCTTCGGCAGGTGCAACAGCCTCTGGCTGTACTGGAGGTTCTTCGGTAGTTGTCGGTTCTTCAGCAGGCGGCTCTTCCGCGCCACGACCACGCAGGCGGCGACCCAAAGCAAGGTCTGCAATCGCACTGACGATGGCACCAGCACCACCACCCAACGCAGCGGCTTCGCCTACACCACCAAACACAGCCTCATCGGGTGCGTATACGCCCTTGGCAATGAGGTTCTGGAGTACTTGGCTACTTGTTTCCTGAAGTGCTTCTTCACCACCCGCCACAGCAGCGCGGCGCAGGGCAGGAATAAACCCAGCCACTTCTTGAAGGGCTTCGTCACCAAAACCAAGCCGACGCAGAATGCGGATGGGCGGCAGGGCTTCCAAAGCACCCGGACCAATACCAAGAGCAGTAGCAACACCGCGCTCTTCTTCAGTGGCACCTTCTTCTTCCGCACGTAGTCGGGCTTCACCAGTACCAGCACCGACACCCAGACCAACGGCAGCAGCCCGTCCAGCCGCGCCCAATGCGCCTAGTGGGAGGAACGGAAGGGTGGAACCAACCGCTTCAGACAACTTGCGAACAGCCGTGTCTTCGTAGCCCGGAGCCGCAGCAAACGTCTCGCGGATAGGCTCAACAACACCAGATACACGCTCACGAACTGCTTGTTCGGCTTCTTCCGGAAGGAGTGCAGCAGCACCAGTAATGGCTGTTTCAGCCAGACCAGCAGCACCGGGAATTAACCCCTTGAAGGCTTCCTTGGCATATCCGCCGATAGTGCGTTCAGGCTCTTCTTCTATCGGAAGAGCACCAGTTTGCTGACGTATGTAGTCAGCAAGAACTTTGGCAGAGGCTGTGTCCCCGGCGGCATCTGCTTTTAAAAACGCCCGGTATACCTCATCCATACTTGCCATAGTTTGTTACCGGTATTTGTTCAACGCAGCGAGTACATTTTCAGGGACTGCGCTTTGAGACGCTAAAACGGTAGGGCCAGCGTTCCCGCCAGAGAATGCTGCACGCAGTTCTGCTTTCAACGAGTCTACCTCTCTTTGGGCAGCCGCGATCATGGCTTTATGTTCCGGGGTATTGGCTTTTACGCCCGCCGGGGGAATAACAGAAATTGAATTCAGTCGTTCTTGAGCGGCTTTGAGCATGGGTTCAAGCCCACTAATCGTCAGTGCAGAACGGCGGTACTCGTTTTGACCGCTGCCTTCCCCGTACTGCATACCAGCAACTTGCAACCGCTGACCAAGTTCCGCATTGAACTGACGAATCTGCTCAGCTTGGTTCTCAAGTTGGAAGATGTTCTGGTACCTCTTCTCTTCAAAGTCCCGCTTGGCAGTACGCTCACCGCGTGCCACCTGATCTTGGTACTTCCGAAGATCCGCCATCTCTCGGCTGAGTTCTTTCTCAGTCTGGCGAAGTTCTTTCTGGGCAGCACGGTACTGTTGCATACCGCCAATCGCACCTTCCGCAGCCGCGCCAAGGAAGCTAGTACGCTCACGACCACCACGAGAAGCAGCCGCAGCCATACGGAACCCAGCCTCAGCCAGTGCCATACGCGCAGCATCCTTCTTCTCGGCATCAAGTCCGGACAAAGCCTTCTCAATACGCTTCTGCTCTTGAGGCGAGAACGTATCAGGGATTTCCTCAAACTTACGTCCTTCAACTTCTTTACGCATCTGCGCGAGACGGCTTCCCATGCCAGCACTACCGGGAGCAGCCATAGGTGCAGTTGATACAGGAGCCGGTGCCGCAGGTTCTTGACGAACTGGCCGACCAAACGAATCAATCTGACCGGCGGCAGTGGCCTGCTCAAACGAAGCAAACGGACTTCTAGTAATACCCATCGGCACTGCGCTTTGCGAAGGAGTTGCCTTTGGAGCAGCGGGAGCCTGCGGAACTACTTTGTCCGCGCCGAGGCTACGAAGAATGCGTTCGTTCATTGCGGCACCGCCACCTTTGGCGATATCAGCTTCTGAAGCGTAAGGCATACCGAATGATTCACGAATAAATGGTTCAGACAATCGCTTATTAAGTCGGGCAATACCTGACTCTTCGCTCATCTCACGAGAAGAAAGTTCTTTACCAGCCTGCCGCAAAAGTTCGTTTTCTTCCGCAGTACGCATCATTGGCGACTTACGCAGAATGCGCTGTATCTCAGCTTCCAGCCCTGTTTCACCACCCTCAACAAACGCAACAATACCCCCACCCGCAAACTGCGGGTACTCCATACGGCCAGCGTCAATCGCGCCAAGGCCACGGTCCATCGGCTGCGGAGCGGGAGCAGGAGCCTGCATACCGGCAATCCCACCCTGCTGAGCCTGCATCTGCTGCTGTTGCTCAGCCATATTCAACTGATCTTTGATCGTCGGCGGCGTCTGCGGGGGCTGAACCTGTTGCTGCTTCAGTCGCTGGAACTGATTCATCATGGCGTACAGATCCGTCAGCGGAGCCACGCCTTGCGTAGCCATACTCTTGACGTACTGAATAGCCTGATCAGGCGGCATACCCTTGGACATGGCCTGCTGAAGCGAAGCCATCATTGCACGACCCGTGCCGCTAACTGGACCGATCATTGTTTATTTCCCCGTGGTTGAGCCAAGACCACCAAACAGGCCGCCCAAGCCTAATCCAGCGCCGACAATCTGACCGAACATACTACCCGGTGCTTGATACATCGTCTGCGTCTGACCTGTTGCCGGGAGACCACGCAGGATACCCGACATGAACTCTGCTTGCTGATACGGCAGGCGCTGCTGGTTAAGGAAGTCCTGATACTGCTGATTAAGCAACTCTTGACCAAACGCTTGCTGCTGTCCGCCAGCACCTAGTTGAGCAGAGGTGATGCCCATCTGCTGCTGATAATCCTGCTGGCCCAAGTTACCCAACATACCCGCCGCAGCCAACTGCTGCTGCAATCCTTGCATACCCAAGCCAGCTCCGAACTGACGAGACTGCTCGGCAAGATTCGCACCCGACAGACCATACTGGGCGCGTTGTTGAGCGTTCTGTTGTGAGAACTGATTAGCCTGAGCCAACTGAGCCAGAGCCTGCTGCTGAGCCTGAAGCTGCGCGGCCTGATTCATCTGCTGTGCCTGCAAGCCCTGACCCGCACCAAACTGCTGCTGGTTGATCATTGCCTGAAGGTTAGTCTGACCCGTCTGCTGCTGAGCAGCCTGATTAGCAAGAGCAGCCTGAAGCCCTGCCTGAGTGCCAAGCTGTTGCACACCTAACTGAGCAGCGAGATTTTGTTGACCGGTCGTAAGCCCTGCTTGCTGATTCGCAAGTCCAGCCTGAAGCATACGAGCACGGTCGGCGTTGTACTGAGCCTGTGCCTGCTGGAACGCACTTTGACTACCTTGTGCCTGAATGTCGCCCAACTGGGAAGCAAGGTTACGTCGTGCTTCAGACTCCAGAATGGCTTCACGGGTACCACCCGACGCACCAGAGCGAACGCCCGCTGCTTTGAGTGAAGGGAGTTGGCGGGCATAGTCACGGACAGCGGCTTGCT